AGTCAAAAAGAAGATATCAAAATTATCTTGCAGTTCTAAGGAATTATGTCACAGGAAACCAATCTTAACGTCGCCCCTTATTTTGACGACTTTGATCCTAAGAAGGATTATTATAAAGTTTTATTCAAACCAGGTTATCCAGTACAGGCAAGAGAGTTAACTTCTCTTCAATCAATCCTGCAAAATCAGGTTGAAAAATTTGGGCAACACTTTTTTAAAGAGGGTGCCAAGGTAATTCCTGGTAATACGACATATTCTACAAATTATCATTGTATTCTTTTAGAAAATTCATACTTAGGAATTCCTCTTGCTGATTATATTGATCAATTGGTAGGAGCAGAAATTACTGGACAAGATTCTGGTGTTTCTGCGTATGTTGATAATTATATTCTTAGTTCTGAATCAACTAGAAATCAAGTTACACTGTATATAAACTATTCTGGTTCCGGAACTGATAATCAAGAGTCTGTTTTTAGAGATGGAGAACTTTTATTAGCAGATCTAACTATTTCTACAGCAAATACTTTAATTTCTGACGGGACTCCTTTTGCATCGACAATTCTACAAGATTCTCGTGCAATAGGATCTGCTTTTTTTGTTCGTGAAGGTGTTTATTTTGGAAAGGGAACTTTCTTAAATGTCAGCGAACAAAAATTAATTTTAGATCAGTATACTAATACACCAAGTTACAGAATTGGATTAGAAATTGAAGAAACAATTGTTAATTCTGATCTTGATCCTCTTCTGAATGATAATTCGGCAGGTTTTAATAATTTTGGAGCTCCTGGCGCAGATAGACTCAAAATCGTAACATCGCTTGTAAAAAAAGAATTAACTGATACTGACGATGATAATTTTGTAGAAATTGCATCCACTATTAATGGTGCTCTTAAAGAAAAACAGACTAGTGATTATTCTAGAATCACCGATGAGTTAGCAAGAAGAACACATGCAGAATCTGGTGATTTTTACGTTAAGTCATTTGGGATTGATGTGTTAGAATCTTTGGACGATGATGAAGGAAATAAAGGACTTTTTAAAGAGGATCAAACTACATATGGAGGATTAGTCCCTTCAGATGATTTGGGTGTATATCAGATTTCTCCTGGAAGAGCATTTGTCAATGGATATGATATAGAAACCACAGCGCCAGTATTTCTTGATTTTGAAAAACCTAGAACCACTAAAACACTTAAATCTCAACAAATTAATTATAAAACAGGAGAAACTGTTAAATTAAACAGAGTTTATGGATCTCCTTCTATTGGAATCGGTAATACTTATGTTTTAAGTCTTAGAGATTCGAGAGTTGGTTTAAATTCAACAACGGCTGCAGGAAAAGAAATTGGATTAGCTAGAGTTTATGATTTTAGATTAAATTCTGGTTCATATGATCCATCTAACGCTGATACAAATGAGTGGGGATTGTCATTATATGACGTACAGACAACTACTGAAATTACAGTAAATGAACCAATAACACTGACTGTACCAACATTCATAAAAGGAAAGAATAGTGGTGCTACAGCATTTCTTAAAGATGCTGCAGATAATACCACTTCATTAGTAGTCTATGAAACTTCTGGTAAATTTATTAAAAATGAAAACTTCATAATAGATGGAATTGAGAATCCAAGGGTAGCGGTTGCTGTTACTGCATATGGTATTGGTGATATTTTATCAGTATTTGGTAGCTCAAACGGAACTGAAGTTGGAGCTGCAAAAACTTTTTCTGCTGATGTGATTCTTTCTCCCGTTTTCAACATCGGAGTTGCTACAATCACCGCAGCTTCTAGCAGTTTTACTTCTGTAATTAGATCTACTAATAAAAAATTCCCAGGACAGATAAAACCAGGAAATATTCTATCTTTCACCGGAACTCTATCTCAAGATCCGATTTTCGCATCAGTTGTAAGTGTTGGCTCATCATCTGTTACTGTAACCGGTGTCACCACTGTTAATGGTGTTGCTAGCGGTGCTATCCCTACCGCAGAATCTACTATTTCTGATCTCAATGTTATTGCAAGTAATCTCGTAACTAATGATGATGACACTCTTTATACAGAGATGCCAAAGAGATATATTTCTAATGTTGACTTAACTAATGCTACTTTAACAATAAGAAAAACTCAGCAAGTAAACATTGTAGATAATAAATTATCTGCTTCTGTTATATCAGAGTCTAATGAATCTTTTTTACCATTTACACCTCAAAGATATACTCTCATTAGAAGTGATGGGACAACAGAAGAACTTACTTCAGATAAGATTAAAATAACCTCCGGATCGACTAAGTTAGATATTGTTAATCTTGGGAATGATGATGAAGCCACCCTTGTAACAACTCTTACTAAGATTAAACCAAAATCTAAAAATAAAATAAAAAATAGAGTAAATTCTATTATTGTTGATAAATCTATCAAGAAATCTTCGGGAATAGGATCAACAACTCTTAATGATGGACTCACATATGGTAATTATCCTTATGGTACAAGAGTTCAGGATGAAAATATCTCTCTCAACTACTCTGATGTATGTGAGGTTCATGGAATCTATGAATTAGCAACTGATCCTTCAGCAAATAATACAGATCCATCTGCACCTTCAATGATTCTACAGAATTTGTCTGGAATCACTTCAAAAACTTCTGATTTAGTGATCGGTGAGTTGGTTGTTGGTGAAACATCTGGTGCTCATGCTATAGTTGGAGTTAAAGAAACGGATTCAAAGATTGTATATCTGCCCAAGAATCAAACTAGTTTTAAAGAAGGAGAAACTGTAATCTTCAAAGAATCTGGAATAAGAGGATCGATTGTTACATTAAACACACCAAGTAAGAATATATCATTCAAATTTGAATATTCAAATGGACAAAATGGAGAATTCTATAATTATGGCGTATTAACTAGAAAAAATGGTGAAGAGGCACCTCAAAGAAGGTTTATCGTTTATCTCTCAAATGGTTACTATGAATCTACAGATGATGGAGATATAACAACTGCAAATTCTTATTCAAATTTTGATTATACGTATGATATTCAAGATGTTAATGATATAAGAAACACTGATATTCTTGATATTCGTCCAAAGGTATCTGATATCGAAACAATATCTGAAGGTGATAGATCTCCTTTAGAGTTTAAAGGAAGACTATTTAATGTTACAGGCAATTCTGCCCCAAATATTCTTGCTTCAAATGAAGGAATTCTTACAGATTTTTCTTTCTACCTGGGAAGAATTGATAAAATTTATTTGTCAAGTGAGGGAATATTCCAAGTAAAATTTGGAACTCCTGCTGAAAAACCACAGCAACCAAATTCAGTTGATGATTCTCTTGAAATAGGTTCAATATCACTTCCACCTTATCTCTTTGATGTATCTAATGCTTCTGTGAAGTTTTTAGATTATAAACGTTTTAGAATGGCTGATATAAAGAGACTTGAAGATAGAGTCAGAAATCTTGAATTCTTTACATCATTGTCTCTTCTTGAAACAAATACTGCTAATCTATTTGTTCCAGACGCAAATGGATTAAATAGATTCAAGTCAGGATTCTTTGTAGATAATTTTACAACTAAACTTACTCAAGAAAAATTAGACGACGAAAAAAATTCTCAATCCAAAGGAGAATTACACTCTAGTCAATATGCAAGAAATATATCATTTATTTTAAATAAAACTGAAACTGAAGATTTGCAATTTTCAGCTCCAGAAGGAACAAATATCAAAAAATCAGGTGATATTGTAACCCTTGACTACACCGATGTTGAGTATGAAAAACAGTCACTTTGCACGAGAAGTGAGAGTGTAACACCATTTATATTTAATTTTTGGCGTGGTACTATTACACTTACTCCAGAATCAGACAACTGGACTAGTACTAAAGAACTTCAACCTAAAAATGTCGGAGAGTCCACAAATGAAACTTATGAAGAGGTTCTTGAAAGAGCTAAAAAATTAAACATAGATGAAAGTGGATATTCTCCAAAAATATGGAATGACTGGGTAGAAAACTGGACTGGAAGTGAAGAAGTTTTTGATGGTTACGGTACAACTGTATATGAGTCACATTTCAATCAAAGAAGAACTCGTAGAATTGATACATCTTATCGTCCAAAATTAGGTAGAACAAGAGATTTTGGTACAAAAACTAGAGATGGAATACAATATCAACTTGTAAAAGAAAGTGATTCAGAGTCTCAAGGAAAGAAGGTAGTCAGTAAAGATAAATCTTCTTATGCAAGATCTAGAAATATTGAATTTAGAATTAAAGATCTTAAACCCAATACTCAATTTTATGGATTCTTTGACAGTAGAAATATAACCAAGTATTGCATTCCCAAACTTCTTGAAATAAAGATGACTTCGGGAACTTTCCAAGTTGGAGAAACTGTCACAGGATCGATGCGTTCGGTAGGAGATACCTCTGCTTCAGCAGCAGATGCTTCTATTACTTTTAGAGTTGCTCAAGCAAATCATAAGGTTGGAAAATTTAATGCTGCAACGGAAGTATTTGAAAAAAATCCATATAATTCATCTCAAACACTCCCTGCATCTTATTCATCAACATCTACTATTCTAAATGTAGATACATTTTCATTATCGAATGAACCACAGGGAACTTTCACGGGATTTGTTGCATCAGAAATGAAATTGGTTGGTAAAACCAGTAAAGCAGAGGCAGTTATCTCACAGGTTAGACTAGTTTCAGACTCTAGTACAGATCTCATCGGAAGTTTCTTTATCCCTGATCATGCAATTGATACAAATCCTAAATTTGAAACTGGTGATAAAGAAATTAGATTTATTGATAATGAAAATAATAGTACTAACTCCTCATTTACTCATGCCACTGCAACATTCTCAATAAGTGGTATTATTGAGAATACTCAAGATAGTGTCGTTTCAGTTAGAAAAGCTTATATTAGAGAAATTAAAATACCACCTCAAACAGAAAAATTAGAGAGATTTGGAGCACAAAGAGTTATTGGCACTTCTGCAGTAAGTGATACAATGACTGTTAGTGAATTTAAGGGACATGCAACTTTGGGCAATGCGATTAATCCAAGGTTGGAAGCATTACAAACAGCCGGACGCATCACTACTCAAAAAAAATTAGAAGATCCAAATCGCTTTTTACACTATGATGATCCGATTGCAGAAACATTCTTAGTATCAAATGAACTTGCACCAAATGGCATTTTCTTTAGTAAAGTTGATATCTTCTTTGAAACAAAAGATGACAAAAATCTTCCTATTACCTTTGAACTAAGAACCACCAGAAATGGTGTTCCAACCACTACGGTTCTTCCATTATCAACAACTTCTCTAAAACCAGATCAAGTGAACACAAGTGACGATGGTTCTGCTGTAACTACTTTTGTCTTACCGTCTCCCGTATATCTTAAATCAAATACGGAATATGCGATGGTTTTAAGATCTGCTTCTACAAAATATAAAGCATTTATTTCAAGAGTTGGTGAAAAAGATAAAGTCACTCAATCATCTATATCAAGTCCTCCTTATTATGGATCTTTCTTCAAGTCACAAAATGGAGTTACTTGGGAACCAAGTCAGTTGGATGATCTTAAATTTACCATTTATAGAGCGGATTTTGAAACAAGTGGTTCAATAGAAGTTTACAGTCCCGAACTTAGCCTTGGTAATAAACAAATTGCCAAATTACTTCCTAATTCTATAAGTCTTTCTTCAAGATCTGTCCGCATTGGTATTGGATCAACACTTCAAGATGAAGTATTAACTTTAGGAAATACAGTATTACAAAGTGGTAATAATGCATCTGGAAATTATATTGGTAATGCAGGCATTGCAACTGGAAGTTTAAATGTAATTAATGCTGGTATAGGATTTACTCCAAATTCAGGTTCGTTAACATATAATGCAGTTGATTTAATTAATATTACCAGCAGTGGAAGAAATGCTAAAGCAGACATTACTGTTACAAATGGGCAAGTAACAGCAGCTACTATATCAGAATTTTCAGCAGCAAGTGGTGGGCAAGGTTATGTTGTTGGTGATGTGCTGGGAGTTTCTACAATCGGTAACAATAACCTTGGTAGAAATCTTAGACTTTCATTAGTATCAATTGCTAACACTAATGAAATTATTTTAGATAATGTTCAAGGAGACTTTATCACTGGTGTTGGACACTCACTACAGTTTGTAAAAAATAATGGAATTACAACTGCTCTTAATTATGCTACAGGAGGAAATGTCTTAATTGACGGAATTAATAATGTTATTTCTGATGGAGTTCACTTTACTGTGAACCATAAGCATCATGGAATGAATTTTGCAGACAATAGAGTAATTATTTCCGATGTTGAGTCTGATATTCTTCCAATAAAACTATCAGCAGATTTAGATTCTACTTCTACATCAACTATTTCTGTAGATTCTACAACAGGATTTGATAAGTTTGAAAATGTAGGCGTCGGAACAACTAATCTCGGATACCTAAGAATTGGGGAGGAGATCATTTCATATGATTCTGCTACTGGAAATTCAATTAGTATCAGTCAAAGGGGAGTTGATAGCACCACCTCTAATACTTACCTTGCAGGAAGTAAAGTATTTAAGTATGAACTTGGTGGAGTATCATTAAGAAGAATTAATAAAACTCATAATTTAAATGATGTAACTGCATCTAATCCGCGCACACTTGACACCTATAAAGTAAAACTTGATATGGGATCAAGCGGAATTGGACGTTCAAGCAGCGAAAGTTTCCCAATTCTTTACATGAATGAAACTAAATCTGCTGGTGGTTCTATTATTAAAGCAACTCATAATGTCCAATTTGAAGACTTAACTCCACAAATTGAACATAAGAGCATAGCAGGAACAGATATAGATGCTGAACTAAGGACTATAACTGGTTCCTCTATTAGTGGAAATGAAATTCCATATATTGATCAAGGATTTGAACCTATTTCAATTTCTAAGCAAAATTTCTTCTCCACTCCAAGAATTATTGCTTCTAAGGTAAATGAAGATGCAAAACTCACTAATTTGCCCGGCAACAAATCAATGACATTGCGACTGAATTTATCAACAATTGATTCTAGAGTTTCTCCAATCATTGATACTCAGAGAATGAGTGTGATTCTTTCTTCAAATCGTGTAAATAGTGAAATTGATAACTACATCACAGATAATAGAGTGAATGGGATGAATTCCGATCCTACTGCTTTCCAATATCTTTCCAAAGAAATTTTATTAGAAAATCCAGCAACATCACTCAAAATTATTGTTGACGTATATAAAGATTTAGATTCTGATATAAGAGGATTCTTTGCAATCTCTGATAATCAAAACTTTAATCCAATCTACCAAGCATTCCCTGGATTTAACAACATTGATCAGAGAGGAAGAATTATCGATATTGCAGACAATGATGGATCATCTGATGTTTTTGTATCACCCTCTAAAGATTTTAGAGATTTTAAGGAGCATGTATTTACAATTGATGAACTTCCTTCTTTCAAATCATATAGAATAAAACTCCTTTTCACATCCACTAATCAAGCAAATCCTCCCATAATTAAAAACCTTAGAGCGATAGCACTTGCATAATGAAACATCTTAAAGTTGAGGGACATAATAATCTTATTAGAGACAAAGAAACCGGAGCTATCATTAATAATGACAAATCTGGTTTCTCGTCTTACATGATGAGTAAAAACATCAAAGATGAAGAGAGTACTAGGATACAGAATGTTGAAAGAGATCTTGCTAATATTCATAGTGAAATCTCTGAATTAAAATCACTTATTAAGGAGGCACTTAATGGATCCCGATAAAATTGAGCTTAAAAACTTATCAAAAAGTTTTGAATATGTAAAAATAGCATCTGATATAGATGGATGTGATGATAGAGATATGTTAAAAGATATTGCTAAATCTTTTGCAAAACTTTATTATAAACAACAAGAAACCTTATCAGTAATAAGCGTTGATACTGCCATAAATACTTAAAAAATATAGATATGGCTCAACCATCAACTAGAGCGGAGTTAATAGACTACTGCAAAAGAAAGTTAGGTGCTCCTGTTCTCGAAATTAACGTTGCCGATGAGCAAATCGAGGACTTAGTTGATGATGCCATTCAATATTTTCATGAAAGACATTTTGATGGTACTGGGCAAGTATTTTTAAAGTATCAGATCACCCAAGATGATATAAACAGAGGTAGAGCACCTTCTGGACTTTCTGCTACTGCAGGAATCGCAACAACTTCGGCAACCACATCAATTGTCGGAACTGCTACTACCTTTTCCTATAAAGAAAATAGTAATTATCTACAAGTTCCTCCTTCCGTTATAGGAGTTAACAAGATATTTCAGTTTTCTGGAGGAAATTCAATCACTAACAATATGTTCAGTGTGAAATATCAATTATTCTTGAATGATGTATATTTTTTTGGGAATACTGAATTACTATCATATGCCATGACAAAAACATACCTCGAAGATCTTGATTTCTTATTGAATACTCATAAGCAAATAAGGTTTAATCAAAGAATGGATAGATTATATCTTGATATTGATTGGAGTACTTTAAGCGTAGGCGAATATATTATTATTGATTGTTTTAGAACAGTTGATCCTAATGATTTTGCAAGAGTTTACAATGATTCATTCATTAAACCCTATCTAACTGCTTTAATCAAGCGTCAGTGGGGACAAAATCTCATGAAATTCCAAGGAGTTAAACTTCCTGGTGGAGTAGAACTTAATGGACGACAAATTTATGAGGATGGGCAGAATGATTTAGATAAAATAATGGAAAAAATGTCTAATACTTACGAACTTCCTCCCCTTGACATGATCGGCTGATGGCATTAAATCCATTTTTCTTACAAGGTTCTCAAGGAGAACAAAGTCTTGTACAAGATTTGATCAATGAACAATTGAGAATGTATGGTGTTGAGGTTTTTTATTTACCAAGACAATATGCGGCTAAAAGTTCAATAATTCGTGAAGTAATTAAATCGGAATTTAATCAATCATATCCTATCGAAGCATATGTTGATAATTTTGATGGATATGGTGATAATACTGTTCTTTTGTCCAAATTTGGTGTTCAACAAACATCTGAAATAAAATTAATTATCTCTCAAGAAAGATTTGAAACATATATTACTCCTTTAATTACAAATTTACCTCTTATTGAACTTGCAACTCGTCCAAAAGAGGGAGATCTAATCTATTTTCCACTTGGCGATAGACTTTTTGAGATTAAATTTGTTGAACATGAAAAACCTTTTTATCAGTTACAAAAAAATTATGTCTATGAATTAAGTTGTGAACTATTCAGAGGAGAAGATGAAATATTGGATACTGGTGTTGCAGAAATCGATGATTCCCTCGATGTTGAAGGGAATATCAGATCTCTCACTCTTATCGGATCAGGTTCTACCGCAACCGCTATCTCTGGAAGAGTTGCAAGCGGAGCTGTCAACCAGATCATTATTACAAACAGAGGAGAAAAATATAATTATCCACCCAGCGTTTCTATTTCATCTCCAATATCAGGAACCACAGCAACTGGAGTATCTACCTTACGTGACGATATTGTTAATTGTGATGGAACAGAAATAGGATCTGTAGTTCAAGGAGCTATGTTAATTGATCCTGGTGCAGGATACACTGTAAATCCTGGTATTGTTTTTGTCGGCGTCAATACTAATCCAGGTGTTGGTGCTGCTGCAACCACCAGAATTTCAGATAATACTGTTGGTATTGTAACTATTACCAGCGGGGGCGGTGGATATATAAGTGCTCCTACGGTTACATTTAGCAGTCCTGGTACTGGGGGAACAACCGCTCAGGGTGTTGCTGTTGTATCTGCTGCAGGAACAGTTTCCGCAATATATCTTACAAATGCTGGTGCTGGATATACAACTGCTCCCACAATTACACTTTCTGATCCACCTTCCGCTGGGGTTGGAACTTTTATTCCTACAGAAACAATTACAGGATCGATAAGTGGTGTTACAGGTATTGTCAAAACATGGAATACCATAACAAACATTCTTACATATTCAAACACTACAGGAGATTTCTTACCAGGAGAAACTATCACCGGTGCTGAAAGTAGTGCCTCTTATGTAATTAAAATTGTTGAAGACGACAATACAGTCAATAATTATCCAGATAATGATGCTTTTGAGACTTTCGCAAATGATGGAATACTTGATTTTTCAGAATCAAATCCTTTTGGGAGTCCTTAACCCTAAATAAAGTTAAGTAGGGCACATTTATGTTTGAATACTTTTACCATGAAATTTTAAGACGAACGATCATTGCGTTCGGGAGTCTTTTTAATGGAATTGATATCAAACACTTAGATTCCTCAGGTAATGTATTAGAGGAAATAAAAGTACCATTAGCGTATGGGCCCACTCAAAAGTTTTTAGCAAGGTTAGAGCAATCACCAGATCTCAACAAACCAACGTCGATTACTCTTCCAAGAATGTCCTTTGAATTCACAGGACTTCAGTATGATGGTACAAGAAAAGTTACTACTACTCAAACTTTTAAAACACAGACTGTAGGTATTGCAACGGCAATTAGAAAAACTTTCATGCCCGTTCCATACAACATGTCATTTGAATTATCAATATTTACTAAGTTAAATGATGATATGCTTCAGATTATTGAACAAATTTTGCCATATTTTCAACCAGCGTATACTTTATCAGTAAATTTAATTGATACAATCGGGGAAAAGAGAGATATTCCAATCGTTATCGAAAATATTACAATGCAAGATGATTATGAAGGAAATTATAGCACAAGACGCTCTCTTCTTTACACTATAAGATTTACTGCTAAAACTTATCTTTTTGGCCCGGTTGGAGATACTTCAAAAGCATCCAAAGATCTCATCAAAAGAGTACAAATTGGATATGTACAAGACGATTCTTCTACACCAACCAGAGATCTTACATATACTGTTGTTCCAAGAGCGACACAAAGTTACACAGGAAATGTTGTTACAAGTTTGGCACAAGATATCGGAACAACAACCAATATCATTCAAGTTACTGATGCAACTAACATTTCCGAAAATGTATACATCAATATCAACAATGAATCCATATACGTTGATAGAAAAGAAGGCAATTCTCTATTCACGAAGAGAGGACAAGACGGAACAATTGTTGGATCTCATGTTCGCGGAACTGCAGTCAATCTTATTACTGATGCTGATGATGCCCTTATTGAAGTCGGAGATGACTTTGGATTTGATGGAGCAGTATCATGAGTTTTGATAGTTTAAACGAAGCATTTGATGTATCAAGTGAAATTGTATCAGAAGAACCTAAGGAGTTAAAACCGGTTCAGAAAGAAGTTGATGCAATAAAATCTGATACTCGAAAGGATTATGAATATACAAGAGGTAATTTGTATTCATTAATTGAAAAAGGACAAGAAGCAGTTAATGGTATTCTTGAATTGGCACAAGAAACCGAACAAGCAAGAGCATATGAGGTTGCAGGACAATTAATTAAAAGCGTCGCTGATGCCACTGATAAACTTTTAGATTTACAGAAAAAATTAAAAGATGTTGAGGAAGAATCTCAGTCAAAAGGCCCAACTAACGTAACAAATGCCCTTTTTGTTGGATCGACTGCAGATCTTGCTAAATTATTGAAGCAAAACAAAGAAAATAAATAGTTAAAAAAGTGTCATGGCAGTACCTGCAGTTAACATAGAAATTGAACAAGGTGCAGATTTTACTTCAACCTTTACTATCACAAATGGTGATGGTTCTATATTCAACATGTCTAATGCGAGTGCAGTAGCAAAAGTAAAAAAGCATCCTACTGCAGGAACAGCATATACTTTTTCCACTTCTATTGAATCATCGACAGGAAAAATTACTGTACAGATGACTGATGAAATTACAGCAACAATGGAAGCAGGAAGATATCTTTATGATATTTTGTTAACTTCTGCGGGTGGTACAAAAACAAGAGTCATTCAAGGAATGGCATTAGTTACTGCAGGCATATCATAAATACCATTATAGGGTAACCAAATGCCAGATTACTTAGTAAGAAGATCAGGAACACAACAATTTACCGTAACTCAGGAGAAAACAGTAGTGGCGGAAAATCTATCAGAACTTGCAGATGTTTCAGTATCCAATCTTCCAGGATCTGACAAATTTGTATTGACATATAATGCAACGACTGCAAAATTTGAATTAGTACCTGCTGATAATGTTCTTTCTAATGCTGCCGTTGATGCTCAACTGCCAGATACATTTATTACTCAATTAGAAACTGATCTTGACAACACTATTGATCTTGATGGCGGCTCATTTTAAAAATATCTAAATAGTAACAAGAAAAATTATAGGTTAAATGACTTCTCCAGTACTTCAGTTTAAGAGAGGTGCGTTTGCTAATCTACCTGGACT